GAGAGGAGTCAGTGTGCTACCTACTATTAATCTAATCCAAGATTGATCAAGCAGGTATCGGAAATTTTTTTCCCAAATGTCTAGTTTGAGAGGAAAACGTGCATATTCTTGTTCAGGTCCCCAGCAGTCGATGCTACAGGTTATGTCAATGCGCTTGAGATGTTTCTTTACCAGCAAAGAACGGAATATTTTCACAAATTTATCTAGTTTGTCTTGAGAAACCATTAGATTGGTCACTATACCTAATTCAAGATCGGAGTGTGGATTATTTTCAAAAAACTCTAACAATTTCTCAAACTCAGCCTGATAGAATGGTTCCCCTCCTAGCACATTGAACCTACGCAAGGATCCAGAATTTTTATCCATCCAGGACCAAAATTTTTCCAACAGTGCTGGATAGTTTTGTGGGCGAGGTGCTGGCGTCAGTTTGATATGTCCAGCTATGAAGTCACCAAATTTGACATTTTCCTGATGTAGTTTACTGCTCAATTCTGGCAAACAATAAAGGCAGGCCAGATTGCAAGTGTTGTTAAAAAAAACTTCCAATATTGTCGGAGATACTGTAATGGCTGTTGGATCATGGCCTAACTCCGGCGGAACCAGGTCAGGAATATTGAGATGCAACATCCTATCACTGAACCCGCCCGACTGTTCTATTTCTCTACAGTATCCACAACTTTCTTTGGGCCATTGGCCGTCCAACATTGCGATACGCTCTTGTTTTTTTTTCTCGGTGTTATGGAAATCGTCAAAATTTTCTACAGTCAAAGGACTCCAACCTGTGCGATGACAACTGGCTGTAGTTTCATCGTGTAGATACAGGGTAGACCAATTCCATTTTAATTGACAAGCAGTGGCAGTTTTGATTGGGAAATATTTCGCAGACATCAATACTCGTCATCGTAATCGTCTTCTTCATCTTCCCCAAGATCTTCTTCTTCCTTGAGATATTCTGCCAAGGCACGTTTTACGTCGCCATCGCCCTTGAATGAATTTTTGATTTCTTCGGCGCTGACGTCGTTGTCAATCAATACCGTGACCAAGGTTTCTGCGGCTTCAGATCTGTCTACAGAGTTGACATAGCGTTTGACTTCGGTCCAAATTTCTGCGGCTAATTCTACTGACATCAGTTATTCCTCCTGTTCTGATTCAGCAATACTTACCTCAGTCTTCTGATTTTGGAAATCTCGCATGACTTTGTCAAGGCAACCGTCTTCGTTGGATTCCCAGCCTTTGCGGAAGTATTTAATGATCTCTCCTTCGCTGGTCACAAACATGAGTTTGTTGCCATCTTTCTTTAACATACCTTTTTTCTCTGCCAAGTCGGTGAGTCCGGAATAAGGATTCATACCTGTTTCATAGGGGATCTTGACCTGCACACCTTCGAATGGTTTGGCATAGCGTGTTTTCATCACTTTACAAGCAGATCGGATACCCATGACATCTGAAATTTTGTTGCCATCTTCATCTTCTTTGAGTTTGAGTTTGCGCATGGCAACCACAATACTAGAAGCATAGATAAAGCCTTGACCGCCGGAGATTTTATCATCAGGATCGAACATGTCTTGGCTGGCATAGGTATGATTGGTACACACCATGCCCACGTTGTAGTTACCAAACATGTTTACGCAGTTACGCACCAAAGCAGTAAGGCTCTTGGCTTTGCGACCTAGGTCACCTTTCATGTCACCGGCTTCAAACTGGTTCACGTCAGTGGGTGTGAGCAACATACCCACAGAGTCGATCACAAACATGACCTTGGGGCGTTCATCTGCAGGCAAGCCTTTGTAGTCAGCCATGAATGTTGAAATAGTTTTGGCCACATCATCGATCATGGCCATGCTCAGTTTTAACAGTTTCCGTTCATCTGTATCCACCCCCAGGGCGTGCAACCATGCTTCGTCCAAGGCGTTCTCTGTGTCAATCAATACCACAAAAATACCTTGTTCCTGCGCATGCTTGACGATGTTGCCACTACAGATATAACTTTTGCCTGCACCAGACTCACCGGCGAACACAGTGACCTTGCCCAAGGGCACACCTTTGTTAAAGTCTCCAGAGATAAGATAATTCAAGGCGAAATTACCTGTAGAGATCCAGTCTGTTGGATCATTGAAACCGATACTCAATCCATCGATTGATTTTGTTATTTCCTTGCGGAATTTTGAAACGTCAAAGGGTTTACCCATATTTCACCTGTCTAGAAGAACACAGGGGCGAACCCCTGTGTGATTGCTCGTATATATTACTGTTTGTTTTGACGTGCGCGGATCATGGCCAAGATGTCTTGGGCATTTTGTGCACCTGGTTTGGCCTGCACCGGCGCTGTGGGCGTGGGTGCGTCATCGCCTTCGTCGAACGAGATGGCAGTAGAAACAGGTGCCGACTTCTCCACTGGTGCGGCTGATTCTACAACAGTTTCAGAGCCTGTGGAAGAACCTTGCGGAGCCGCTACACCAGCCGGACGGAAGTATGCACCCCAACGGTCGGGATCGTAAGGTTTGCCGTCGACAGAAGCCTCAAACATTTCTTTCATAACTTTGAGTTCTGCTTCGCCGGGTTTCTTAGGAAGGAAGTCGGACAAATTGAACAAGCCATGAGCCTCGATCGCGGCCTGTTCTGCTTCTGTCAACGCACTCTCCTTACGAGCCCATTTGGAGGTTGAGTAGTCTGCGTAACCACCTTTGGATGTCTTGGTGATACGGAAATCCAGACCACGCATCAAGTCTGTTGGCAACTCTTCCAGTTCTGGATCCATGAGTGCGGACTTGATTGTTTGGAAAATCTGAGGACCGATGATGAATCGGCGTATGGGATTTTCCGGTGTCTTGTCATCTGCCAGGGGATTTTCGCGGACGAATCCTTGCATGATGTATGAACGCTTCTTCCAATACTTACGGCCCATGTCTTCAAGGGCTTTGTCTTTGAACCAGGTGCGCACTTCTGCCAAGATCGGGCAAGCATCGCCCCACATCTCTACGCAGGGAACCTGCACTTGGACCTGTTTGGAATCCATTTCCCCTTTGACGCCATTGAATGGCAGTTTGATCATCGCCCGTTCGACCCAGAAGAAAGTGTTCTTTGAGTCGCCGTCAGGAAGGAAACGAAGCGTTGCGCTCTGTCCTTCATCGATGTTCCAGTGGGGGTAAATTGCGTTGTCGCCGCCTTGTGATTGTCCGCCTTTGTTCGACTCTGCGGCTTGTAGTCGAGCGCGGATTTCTGCTAATGATGCCATAATAGAAATTGTCCTTTCAAGAAATTTTAAATTGCCTATATATGCCTTGCATACACCCTACTGAGTGTAGCATAGATATTTAGCATGTCAATGTCAAAAGGCGATTTTTCTTTTGAACATTGATTTTGGCATGTAAATATCGGCATATGACACAGTATAACACATCTACACAACAAGTCAAGATATATGATCAAGTCTGTCAATTGCAATCAGTGGCACCGAACTGTTGGCTTGTGGATGAGTGTTTTTGCTCCGAAACATTGTCATGGATGCAGGACATTGTGATAAACGAACAAAATCAATTCGCAGTTTCACGACCCCATCGCAGACTGATGTTGCAACCGGGCCCGGATCATGCCCGATTACAACAGATAGGGTTGGATATCATACCTTCATTGAATCAGATCTCTGGATTGGATCTCAATCTCATGATAGTGAAATTTTGGCTAGACTTGCCGGGCTTTGCCTGCCAGACACATTCAGATTCACCAGACATCATAGTTACCTATCAAGTCTATGTTGACATTTGGTCTTCAAAACAGGATCCCTGTCACGGTATCGAATTCTTGCATGTGGATCCGCCATACAAGTTAGAGTTGGCCAATAACAAAGGTTATATCAATGTCAATACCGATCTCAAACCTCATAGGGTATTGCCTGGAATCGGCACACGTGCCAGCGTGACATTTCAATACAATTTGGTATAACTCAATACCAGCACTTCTCTCACTGTGTTGCCCGGCACGCAGGACAGCATGCCACAGAATCCACGAGGTTCATTGACATAGATGCTGGCTAGATTGGGTTCATAATTGACCACATCAACATCGTGTCTAGTGAGCCGGCGCATAGGCTGATAGTCTAGTTCGCTTTCCGCATTGACCTGGCTGTCATGACAGAAACAGAATGCCATACGGCAGTCGGATTCTTCGCCCATGCCAATCTGCACCTGCACCAAGATGTCAGGATGTAGCCTGTGCATCATTATGGAACTGCCGGCTAGATCGATGCTGACATAGGCCACTTGCGGTGCCAGAGGCCGGCCGACCAGTTGGCTCACACGTTCAGTGTTGGCTTCTACTATCTGTTGTAATTCGGGAGTGTCTGACCATGGTGTGAGCAAACGGTCGTCATACTGCATGGAAAATGGCACGCGAGATCGTCTATATGCCAGTTTGATCGATCGCCATTGATCGGGTTCAAAGAAATCTTTGGCCGTCCACAGTTGCTGATTGATCCGGACAGCGTTCATGACCGAGCTAGATTCAATAATCTATCTAGCCCTTGGCTTTCTTTGATGCCTATATATTCGGTTCGTTGACCAGCGGGTCTGATGCCCACTTCCATGCTGGGGTATTTGTTCTTGAGATTCTGTGCGTGTTTCCGGGCCTGCTCACGATTGCCATATTGATGTAGGCCGGATTCGATACCATCACGCCTGCGTATCACATCATAGGGTCCTTGAGCATCTGGTTCTGCAGAGATGTCGCCCATGGCCAATCTTTTTACCTGTCCTTCTTTGACTGCATCAAGGTCTATGGCATCCATACCTGGTATGCCCAACTGTTCCAATCTTTTTTGCACACGAGGATCGTCCCACACATTGGCGTCAGGGTTGGTCATGGCCATGTCTTCCAAGATGTCAAACAGTTCGTCGTCGCCAATGATGTCATACAGTTGTTCTGTGGCATTGGAAGCATCAGGTCCCACGATGAGATCTTTGCTCATCAAGATCTGTAATTTTTTTACCTGCTCAGGAGTCTCTGGTATGGCCCAGGTGCCTTCCATCACACGGTCAGTCCATGATTCAAATTCGTCGGCTTCGGGGAGATCCTGTTCTTGCAGTCGTGCCAGCACAGGCAAGGCCTGTTCTACTCTAGGATCCAAAGTCTGTTTCACGAACAATTCGCGTATGGTCTCCACTGCTTCGTCTATCTCTGTGATCTCAGCAGGATCAAAACTGTCACGTTCTTCGTGATAGCCTCTGCGACCTATCATCTTCTTGGCCTTGGCTTTGAGATCAGCGTAGTGGCGTATGGCAGCTTCTACCATGTGCGCGGCTTCACCGGTATAGTCACGATGCCGTGCCGCACGCACGAAGTTGCTGAGCGTTTTCATCTCATCCACGATCTCTGTGATGTGGATGCCAAAGGCATCGTAGGGTGTGCCACCTTCGGCCACGTGTCGTGCCAGCATGCGACCATGTGTGAGGCTGCGGCTGGGCACACGGAAACGTTCACCTTCGGCATTCTCTACATAGAGGCTTTCGATATGGCGGAAACGTGCATCACCTTCACCCAAGGTTTTGTTGTGTTTGATCACAAGCCGTGCGCGATTGGGTTGATCTGAGTAGGAAATCTTGCGGTTGCCATAGTAGCCTTCAAACAGGCTTTCTTTGACGGCAGCCATGGTCTTCATGTTGTATTTGAGTCTGCTGAGATTTTTTACGTTAAACGTGAGCAGATTGCGTTTGGCGAACATGCGAACCAGATACAGGAAATCATACCAGTCGCCACGATCATTGCCTTCCATGGCTCGTGCCATGTTGTCTCCAAAATACATGTCCAGGTTGTTTTCACCGTCCAGGGCCACTACCACAGTGCCATAGTCCTTTTCAGGAGTGGCATAGTCAAAACTGATGATGTCTGCATCAGCAGGATCAGCGGCGGGTTTGCCTTGGCTGTCCAGGGCTTCGGGTTCAAAATCCTGCGCTACGAGCAGGTCATATAGTTGGCGTGCGGGTGTGTTTTTATCGCTCATGGTATTATATTTATTAGAACACGGCTATGAAGGGCATGGGTTCTATGATGGTATCCGAATGATCACGCAGTTGTGTGTCCAGTTCTTGATGATAACTCTGGAGCAGTTGCATCATGCGCACAGCCAACAGCGTGGCCATGACAAGATCATCGGTTTCGCCTACTTTGGCCGCGTAACTGGCACCGTGCGCTATGCAGTTCTTGATGATAACTCTGGAGCAGTTGCATCATGCGCACAGCCAACAGCGTGGCCATGACAAGATCATCGGTTTCGCCTACTTTGGCCGCGTAACTGGCACCGTGCGCTATGAAGTTCTTGAGTTCAGTGATGAGGCTGGCAGAATTAATGCGCATCCTACCAGTTTCAATGAGATTTTTCAGTTTGGCGCAGGCCGCCAGTTTGGGCTTGTTGGTGGTGTTGAATCCTTTGCGATATCTGCGTCCGCCGCCACTGCTGGGATCGCTGAGGAAATAGCCCTGGATGTTTTCTTCGCCATATTCTGCTATGGATATCAAGGCAGCTTCGCCAATGGTATTGTTCTCCACTGTAAAATAGATGCTTTTGGAATCACGCAGTGTTTCATTAATGTGTTTGCACACATCGGCCAAGATGCGAACCTGGCTGGGAATGTCGGTCCGGTTGTGCCGCCATTCGGCTACCTGTTCTGTGGTGTTGGCATCAAACACCTGGATGGCCGACGGGTCTCCCCCGGTGCCCAGGCTAGGGTCCAGGGCTACTACATAGATATGCTCTTTGTTTATGGGTTTGAACCAGCGCACCTGTCCAGTCTTGTAGATGGGTTCAGTGGCCACAAGATCGATCAGTTTAGTAGGAGCGATCAAGGTCTCGTCGTCGATGATGAATTCGCAGTCCATC